CGTGCGCCAGTAGAAGCATTTTCGCCTATTGTAAGTTTGCCAGAGATTGAGAACTGGATCACAACATGGACGTTCTCAGAAACAATCCACTCACGTTCGTACACACATATTATTCGTAACGTGTACAGCAACCCTAGCAAAATCTTTGATGAGATGCTAGACATTGCAGAGATTGCAGACTGTGCTGGAGACATTAGCAAGTACTACGATGACCTTATTGAAACTACACGCTGGTACAAGTTGCTAGGTGCAGGCACACATACTGTTAACGGTAAGAAGATTACAGTTGATCTTTATGAACTAAAGAAATTGTTGTGGCTTACACTAATGAGTGTTAACATTCTTGAAGGTGTACGTTTCTATGTAAGCTTTGCTTGTAGCTGGGCATTTGCAGAGATGAAGCAAATGGAAGGCAATGCTAAGATTATTAAACTTATTGCCCGTGACGAGAACTTGCACCTTGCAAGCACACAGATGTTGTTAAAGATTCTCAAGAAAGATGATCCAGACTATGTAAAGATTGCAGAAGAAACAGAAGAAGCATGTATTCAGATGTTTGTCGATGCAGTTGATCAGGAGAAGGCTTGGGCAGAGTATTTGTTTAAAGATGGATCAATGATTGGACTTAACACAGAGTTGTTGAGTGGATACATTGAGTGGATTTGCACACGTCGAATGACTAATGTAAATCTAAAAAGCCCATACACTGTAAAAACTAATCCGTTGCCTTGGACACAGAAATGGATTAGTGGAAGCGAAGTACAAGTTGCTCCGCAAGAAACAGAAATTACATCATACGTTAGTGGCGGCACTAAACAAGATGTCGGCACAGACACTTTTAAAGGATTCAGTTTATGATTGAAATTTACGGAAAACCTCAGTGTCCTTTTTGCGATAGAGCAAAGGCACTATGTGAAACAAGAGACTTACCATTCAAGTATTATCAACTTGATGTAGACTTTACTCGTGACGAAGTACTAGAAATGTTCCCAGGAGCACGTACCTTCCCACAGATTAAAGTACATGGTACAAGCATTGGCGGCTTTGACAAGTTGCCTTCATACCTAGAAGAAACTAACTATAACGGAACAGGATACTCACTATAATGTTAATTGAAACACCTTATAAAAATGGAGACACAGTGTCTCTAAAACTAAGTTCAGGCGAAGAAATTGTTGCACGATTGGATGAAGAAACTCCAACTAAATTTGTATTGACCAAGCCTATGGTATTAATTATGCAACAAGAAGGTTTGGGACTAGCACCTTACATGTTTAGTGTATCACCTGACGCAAAATTTAATATATTGGCAACTACTGTTAGTTGTGTTGCAAAAACACAAGGCGAAATTGCAGATCAATATATCGCAACTACCAGCAATATTCAGATGGTATAAATACGCGGCTAAATATAATGTAACCTATTATATGAGAGAAAAAATATGGCCTATACATTAACATTAGACGATCGAATTTTAAAATCTGGACTTACTGAAAATGTAATTGTATTAACTGATACGTCTGGAAGCACAAACCAAGAAATTGGAATAGCTGTAGATTATTCTGACTACTATAGTCGTATTGCTACAGCTATCGAAAGAATAGCCGACAATAGTGATAGAATAGCCAATAATCTAAATAGTTATGATTTTACTTTTGAAGTTACTGTTTCGAGTATTACAGATACATTTGAAGAAAATGAAAATGTAGTCGCTGGTGCGGCAACCGGACGTATTTTAAAAATTATAGGCAATCGATTTTACATTGATTCTGTAGACGGTATTATTGCTGAAGGAAGTAGCTTATCAGGAGTAACATCAACTGCTTCAGCTACAGTAGATACTGTAAAAACTGTAAAAACTTTAGCTAATGAGCTAACAGAATATACTAGACAATCCGACATGTATAATGTAATACTAGAAAACGAGTCAGACTCCTCTAGTGAAAGTATTTCTTGGAACTCTTATGGTACTCCGTCTACGCCTGGATCAATAACTATTAAAGAAACTGATACATTAACATTAAGCTCTTCTGGTAGCACTGCTGAGGATATCTATATAGTACCGATTAATAATCCTAGTAATCTAGATCAAGCTAAATTATTAGGAAATAGTATTCAAGGCCAGGGAACAAAAACTATTACTTGGCAACCAGAATATCGACAGGCAGGAACATATTATTACTTTTCTCAATCTAAAATTGCTTCAGGAACAATAACGGTAGAAAGTAGAGGATACATACCAGGAGAGAAGGTTACCAATCAAGATGGCCTCATAGGTTATGTAGATTCATATAATATCCTTCCTGATATAAACAAAAGATTTATTAGTATCTATAATGTACAAAATCAATATGGAGGAAACGACTTTAGTGTAGACGATGTTATTACTGGTGAAGTTTCTACTATAGCAGCTACAGTAACACAAGTATCGTTAAATAACTTTGCAGGATCTAAATCATCCGGCGGCGCCGGAGATGACACAATTAATACATTTACTCTTGCTGCATTATACAAGTCATATATTACAGGCGGAGATATTTTAACAGGTGTAACAGAAGCTTCATCAGATGAGCAGCAACGAGCGATACAAGAAATTGTAAAATTAGCCAGCCAAGCAAGGTCTTCTGTATAACATGGCAAATACCGTTGACAGTACATCAAAATTAGAAACTGGCCCAGGCCAGGTCGATACACATGTACATTACGACCTAGGGTATAAAGCAGCCTTTGCTGAAATTGCAAGTTTATTTGAAGACATACAAGCTGACTTGCGCATTATCACAGATAGAGCAGACGACAGAACAAAAGGTAGTTATGTACGTGAAGCAGACACAGTTGCTAATAATCCTGCTAACATTGCACAAGCAGCCGCACAGTATGTCAACCTACAAGACACGGGCATGTTGGATATGATTAATGCTGAAATTGGTAATCCAACTAACTTAGGCAATACCAGTGCTGCAAATTATAACGCAATACGAAATTCAAATACTAGTGCCGGCGGGTTCCGAGGCGGCAGCAGTGCTACTGCACAAAGTGCTGGCTACGGTGGTGGTGCATCAACTGCTATTGTAGGCGAAGATGGCACAACATACTATGAAGGAACGGTTCCACTAGACCAAGTTACTACTGCATCTGGAACAGGCGAAGGTTATGTTACATATGCAATGGCAGGATCAAGAACTCTTCCTATCCAAGCAGAACTTATGAACATACTCAGAACAGCAGCACAAGCAGCTGGAGTTAATATAGCTATTACTAGTGGCGGACAAGTTCCAAAAAGCGAAGGCGGCATCAACGGAGTTAACCGTACTGGGTCAAACAGACATGACAAAGGTTATGCAGCAGACGTAAGATTAACAGATGGCAACGGAACAAGATTGTATACAAACGACCCTGCTCAACTTGCTATCTTATTAAAGTTTGCAGAAGAATGTAGAAATGCAGGCGCGACTGGTATAGGCATGGGTAATGGTTATATGAGCAATGGTAATGTACACGTAGATATTGCATGGAAAGGACAGCAAGCTGGTGTAATCAGCGGCATACTTTCAAACAGATATTGGGGCGGAGGCGAAAGTGCGGGCCTAAGCACAAGTACAGCAAATGCTCCGCAATATCTAGCATCATTAATGTCACCGAGGGATAACACAGCATAATGGCAGATTTTAATCATATAGACTATACCGAAGAGCTGAATAGAATTATTACAGCACTAACAGGTATACGTGACGATGTCAGACTATTACAAAGACTACAATCTGATCCTGAATCGGGCATTGTGACTAATCAAGTACTTAATGACTTCCAGCGAGCATTGTTAGCAGTTAGTATGAGTTCAGCAGGAAGCAACGCAGCAGCAGCAGTTGCGGCGGCAGTCAGTGCTGGCACAGTAAGTGCTAACGGCGGAGGTGTTGCAGAACCGAGCGGCGACAGCAATGCAGATTTAGATGCAGAAAGAGCAAGCATACTTGAAACATTAGGACAAGATCCTACGACACAAAAAGTCTTAATAAGAGTAAACGGAATTTATTATTGGGAAGCAGAAGGAACAGCAGGTCCAGACGACGGACTAAGAGGCTCAACTACAATTGTTACACCTTTTGCTCAAGGAGAATTATTAGGATTCGATAACGAAGTTACCGGAGCAATAACTCAAGGTGCGCCCGCTGGTCCACCGAGTGCAATTCCTAATCCAAGTAAGCCAAGAAAACGTTGGCCATTTGCAAGACCAGAAGGCTCTACAGCATCACAAAACGCTAACCCAAATGCAGACTTAATTGATCCAGCAACTGGACAAGTAGTTGCACGTAGTCCAGAAGAACAGGCTATTATTGATAGATCTGGCGCAACACCTCCTCCAGCAATTGACTATGATGCAGAAGGAGCAAGTTAATGCCAAAAGTACATAGAGTAGGCGATACTGACAGCAGTGGAGATGCAGCTGTCGGCGGATCAGAAAACGTATTTGCTAACGGCGGCCCAACACTAGGAGGTGCTGTAGCTGATGCCCTAGGACTCGAAGACACAGTTGGCATAGACGATGCACAAGCAAGGGCTATCATTGAAGGAAGAGCAGCAGAACTAGCTGCTGGCGGCGACCCTGATACTATGGAGGCACTCGAACGTTATGGCGGCGGATCTCCTAGCGGTACAAGTCCTGTAACAGGACAAGATGGCGCAGTCGGCGCACCTGGAAGCGATGCAGCAACAGGCGCCGCAGCCACAGAAGATTCTACAGTTCCACGACCTACATCAGAATTGATCATCGTACAAAGTCATGTAAATCCTAGAGTATTACCAGAGGTATGGACTAAATTAGAAAATCTTGCAAAAAGTTTAGGAAGACCACTTACACTAAACAGTGCATATCGTACAGAGGCATACAATCGCAGCATAGGCGGCGCTCGAAATAGTATGCATGTTCAGCGCAAGGCAATTGATATACAATGGGGAACATCAAGTGTCCAAGGCCGAGTTGATATGATACAAAAAGCAATTGACGCAGGGTTTTCAGGCATAGGCACATACAACGGCTTTATGCATGCAGATATAGGTGCAAAGCGTCAGTGGGGACCGAACGGTAGTCGTACTGGACAATTTGCACAGTACAAACCTGTACTGAGAGCCAACGGCTATTCAATGTAATTAATGGTTGACAACCTACTCTTTCTATGTTATAGTATATACATAATATAAAACTAGGCATGAAAGAGGCACTATGAAATATAATGATAAAGTAATACTTACAGACGCAGATGGCGTGATTTTGAACTGGGAATATGCATTCTGCTGTTATTTAGAACAGCGTGGATACACACAGATTGAAAACGGCAATTGGGAATATGATATTGCCAAACGTTTTGGCATCTCCCGCAACGAAGCAATTAAACACGTAAAAATCTTTAACGAAAGTGCTGCAATGGGATTTCTTCCTGCACTACGTGATGCAATGTTTTATGTTAAGCGACTGCATGAAGAACATGGATATGTGTTCCGTTGTATTACAAGTATGAGTACAGATGTTAATGCTAAAAAGCTACGGCAAATGAACTTAGAAAAGTTGTTTGGAAAAACAGCTTTCGAAGAACTAGTTTGTTTAGACACAGGTGCTCCAAAAGATGAAGCACTTGCACCTTACAAAGATTCAGGCTTGTACTGGATCGAAGACAAACTAGAGAACGCAGAGTGCGGTTTGGACTTGGGTCTAAAACCAATCTTAGTTGAACATGGGTTTAACATGAACGACAAACTTCGTCCAGGTATTACTAAAGTAACCAACTGGAAGGAAATTTATGAACATATTACAGGAGAAAAAATATGAGTGAACAATCACAACACGAACAAATTGTTGCAGCATTTAATGCTTACCTAGTCGAACATGCAGCATGGGAAGAAAAGAATGTCAAAGCAGCAGCAACTCGCGCCCGAGGCGCACTTGGTAATCTAGGCAAACTAACAAAGTCGCGCCGTGCAGAGATCCAAGAGCGTAAGAACTCACTGTAATGAGCGGGCAAAGACGTTGGCTCAGAACTTGGGCTAGAACTGTCGGAATGCCCGTTGGACTTACAGACGACGATAAGCCAGAGTTCCTTCCTATATCACAAACTGATGTAAAGAAGGCTTTGGCTTTTCGAACGTTCTGGATTGTATTGCATGTAGTAACATGCTGTATGATTATTATTGGCAATGGTCGCACACTTAATTTTTGGTAAAGAGAAAGACAATTATGAACCCAACACCTAGAGAAACTGACGAAGAGTCAACTAAAGCAATTGAAGAATTTTTAAAGAATGGCGGAAAAATTCAACAGTGTGAACCATTTGCTCGTACTGAAGACCTTGAAATCAAAGGCGGCTTCTACGGACGCAAACCAAAGAAAAAAGAAGAAGAATGAACGTACAAGAAGGTGATAAAGCCGTAATTGTTTTTAGTATTAATCCTAAGAACGTTGGACGTATTGTTAATGTAAGCGAATACATTGGCAAGTTCAAAGCAGGCGAACAGTTCGAAGCGTTCGGAATGACATCGACTTGTGCAGTACACGATCATTACTGGTGGATTGAAGCAGAAGATCTAAACATACAACTGGGACCATCACCCAAGGCATACATTGCAGACAGTTGGCTTCGTAAAATTGTAAACCCTAATGAAAAAGTATCAACTAAAGCAGAAATAGATATTACAGTATGACGGACAATCAATTTGAATTAATGCCATTATTTGCAAAGCCGATATATATTAGTCAACTTTCTATTGATAGCAATGTACAAAATTATGTTAAAGAATTAGACTATCATGTTATGGAAGCAAATTCTGGACAGTTGTCTAACGATACATATGTTTTAGAACACCCAGAGTTATCTTCTTTAAAAAATATTATAGAAGATAATATTAAAACTTATGCACATGAAATTTTACAAGTTCATGATGATATAGAGTTTTACATTACTAATTCGTGGGTAACTTTACACTGCGAAGGAGATTATTCGCCTCCACATCTACATACTAATAGTTTATTATCCGGCACATTATATATCAATATACCTAAAGATGATGATAGCGTATTTCAAATTCATGCGCCTGAAACACATAAAATATTCAGTTTGTTTAATCCTAAAATTAAAAACTTTAATTCATGGAATAGTAAAGTTGCATCTATTAAACCAGAGACAGGTCTAATAACATTGTTTCCATCTGATTTAATGCACAGTACTACTGTAATGAATTCTGAGTCTGACATTAGATACTGCTTGGCATTTAATATATTCATTAAAGGCGAGATATCTGATGCAGGATCACTTAATAATTTAAAACTTTAACTTGACATGTTTAGTTAAACGTGTTATAAATAGTATGTAACGTTGAAACTTTAGCAACGACGGAGTAGACCCGGGGGCGGCACCCGGCACCTCCACCAAGTATACATTTACTGAGTGTATAGTTGATGGGGGTGAAGCAGGTATCGATACACGTAAGAGAGAAAGTGGAGTTACCCGGATGTAAGCACGGTTATCGCGAACGAAAACTATAAACGCAAATGAAAATTTCGCATTAGCGGCCTAAGGGCTTCTACGAAGTAGTTATACTTTGTTACCAAAAATAGCAGGAAAAGGCACTTCGGTGTCTTTTTTCTTGACAATGCAGTGATTCAGTGTTATGCTAAATGTAATGATAAGGAGTTAAGATGAAATACGTAATTGACATTGATGGAACTATCTGTAATGAAGTATTTAATGCAGACGGCTCAAAGAATTATGCAATACACGAACCTATGCCTGAGCGTATTGCAAAAGTAAATGCATTGTATGATGCAGGACATACTATTAAGTATATGACAGCTCGCGGATGTGTAAGCGGTGTAGACTATTTTGAACTTACATATGCACAGCTAATGAAGTGGGGTGCAAAGCACCACGAACTAAGCGTAGGCGAAAAAGAAAACTATGACATCTGGATTGACGACAAAGCATTCTGGAGTGAAAACTTCTTTCGCGAAACTGGAGAATCGTATGAGTGATCACAGATTTATAGCAGCAATGGATCACAGTGGTGGTAGCACCGGAGGCGTACTAGAACGCTACGGACAAGAATACACAGAAGCAGACAAGATGGAGAAAGTTCATGCTATGCGTCTTAGAATGGTCAACAGTCCTGACTTCAACGACAGTAACATCTGGGGAGCAATCCTCTACCAAGACACAGTCACACGTGGCATGGTTAACATCTTGGATGAAAAAGGCATTGACACGTTCCTAAAGATTGACAGTGGCTGTGATGCTGACGGGACACTCAAACAGTTTCCAGTAAAGCAGATGTTAGAGTTTGCTACAAATGGCATCGGTCCTCGAATCTACGGCACTAAGATGCGTAGTATTGTACATGGTACAGGAATGATACATCCTGTGCTTAAACAACAGTTTACACTTGCTCGTACTATTTGGGAGCATGGGCTTGTGCCTATTATTGAACCAGAAGTGCCTATTGACCATCCTATCAAAGCTGAAGTTGAAGACGCTCTTATGTATCACTTACAAGAGTTCTTAGATGAATATCCAGGCAAATGTATTCTCAAACTAACACCGCCAGAAACGCCCAACTTGTATCATAATCTTACAGTGTTTCCTAACGTAGAACGTGTTGTGTTCCTAAGTGGCGGATACAGCACAGCAGAAGCATGTAATAGACTTGGACTTAATGACAATGTAAGTGCGAGCTTTAGTAGAGCGTTATCACAAGATTTACGTTATGACTTAACTGATGATGAGTTTAATGCCACAATTAGTAATAACATTAAAATGATAACTGAAGCAAGTGAATAATGAAACCAAACAATAAATTTAAACTTACAGTACGAGACATTGAACTTATTGAACGTGCCTTACAAGGTAAAATATCAAGACGCGGCATGAGTGTAGCACTAGATACTAAGAGTGTATACGCTGCAGAACTGCAACAAGAGATTGATGAAATGAGAGATCTACTAGGTCGTATACATCATCAAAAAGTCTGGTATGTGCCTAAAGATGACAGATTCCAAGGGGGCGGATAACCTATATAAAAAAGACACTTCGGTGTCTTTTTTTTTTTGATGCTACGTTTTAACGCATGTTATTTTGTTGACTTCTACTAAAAATCGTGCTATATATTATATACGACACATACACAAAGGAAACAAAATGAAAAACTTACTATCAACAGTAGCCCTTATGGTTGCACTATCTACTCCTGCGTTTGCCGTAGACACTACAGTTGAAATGCTAAACAAGCGTGACGACGGAGCCAAAATGGCATACTCGGAAGACATCTCAACTATCGAAGTAGGAGATTCAATCACATGGCTACCAACATCAAAAGGACATAATGTAGAATTTATTGCAGGTCCAGATGGTTGGGACGCACCACGTAAATCAAAACTGTCAAAAGAAGTTACAATTACATTTGACACACCAGGCGTATATCTATATCAGTGTTCACCACACAAAACAATGGGCATGATTGCTATTGTAGTTGTAGGTGAGTTGACACAAGAAGGTGTTGACGCTATCAAAGACGCTAAAGTAAAAGGCAAGTCAAAGAAAAAACTAAAAGCATTGTTGGCTGATCTATGAGCGAACAAACACAATATTGCACAACTAAAGGTTTAGGTTGGGCTTTCTTAATCATTATTATTGGTATGGTAGGGATGCCTATTCTTGGATCAGCGATTGCTTATCCAGATAATTGCAAACAATCTATTATTATTCCTTGTTTAGGATTAGAGAAATAAACCAAATAACAGAGTGTTGCAGCAATGCAACACTCTTTTTTATATTTTTACAAACCCAGCAAAATCCGCTCTGAATAAGACACTTGCAGATCAAACTACGATAATTACATAGTGAGCAGGAAAAACACAGCTCAAAACAACTAACAAAGAAAGAAGATCAACATGCGTACATTCGTACTAGCAATTGTAGCCGCAATGGCTGCAACATCTGCACTAGCAGAAACAACAACAGAAACAGTAACAGTAACAAAAGCACAGACTCCAGTAATGGGTCCATTGATTTCAGGTGAAGTGTCACTTGACTTTGCAGAAACAACCAACAACAACTATGGCGGAACATTTAACCTAGACTTAGGCATTGATGTTGACGGCTTAGCAACAGTTGACCTAGACTTTGCAGTTGACGAAGACGGCAATGGCTCGTTAGATGACTGGACAGTTGGTACAACTGTAGGCGCACTAGGCGTAGCGTTTGGTACAGACAATGGTGTAATGCCAGGTGCAGAAGGTGAGCAAACACTAGCAGCACCAGCAATGACTGAGTCACTAGCAGTAACAGCAGGTGCAGCAACAGTAGCACTAGGCTTCACTGACTGGAACACAGACATTACAGACATCAGTAATGTACAAGGTGCATACACAATGGGTGTAGCAGGCTTGGATGTAACAGCAGCAGCAGACTTTAATCTAGACACAGACAACACTGTACTAGGTGCAGGCGTTGCAGGTCTTGATCTTGGCGTAGCATCACTAGGTGGCGCAATGACATATGACATGGATGCAGAAGTATTTGGTTACGAAACTGTAGCAACTACAGGTGGCTTAACAGCATACCTAAATGGTGATGACACAGACCTACTACAAAATATCGGCGGCGAGTATGAAGTAGATGTAAATGGTGCAACACTTGCAACAGGTGCAAACTATGATGTAGATGCAGAAGACTTAACACCAACAGTAAGTCTAAGTTTTAACTTCTAAGTTAAACACATAAACTAAATTAAGAGCCTTAGGGCTCTTTTTTTATGACTAAATATAATGTGGGCATATTATAACTTAGAGGGAAACACAATGCAACAGAATGAATATGACGTGACTGTCATTAAAATAGTCGACGGGGACACAGTAGACGTAGATATCGACTTAGGGTTCGGCGTATGCTTAAAAGACGAGCGTGTACGCATTATGGGCATTGACACTCCTGAGTCACGCACACGGGATAAGGTAGAAGACTTGTTCGGTGAAGCAGCCAAAGCACGTTTAAAAGTGCTTATGAAGGACGGTGGCAAACTTATTACTACTGAAGATCGCAAGGGTGAAGATATGAAAGGCAAGTTCGGACGCATCCTAGGAGACTTTAGAATTGCTGATGGACGTAAAGTAACAGACATCCTTATTGAAGAAGGACATGCAGTTGCTTATTTCGGCGGATCAAAAGAAGAAGTTCAAGCCAAGCACATGGTCAACAGAACTAAACTATTGCGAGAAGAAGTAATAAGCCAAACAGATTATGATGCCGCAGTAAAACTTATGGAAGGCAAGGACTAATGACTGACAGCGAGTTAGTTATATTCTTGCAGGAGATGTCAAGAAAAGAAGAAGCAGAAAAGAATCTTAGAGCAGCACAAAATTTAAGAATATCTGCTGAAAGGTTAGCTGAACTAACTAGAGAAGAAAAATAACCACAAAAGGATCCGCAAGGGTCCTTTTTTTATAACTACATTATACACCAAAAGGAGACACTGTAATGAGTGCGGAACAAGATAAAGCTAATGCTGAAGCAACAAAACAGCAGCAGCAGAATGAAAAGAATGCCAAGTCAAACCAAAAGCACCAAGCTGAGATTGACAAACAAAATGCTGACGCTGCTAAAGCTAATGCAGACAAAGAAGCAGAAGCCGCAAAACAAAAGCAAGCACAATCCGAAGCAGATGCTGCTAAAGCACAAGCTGATTTAGACGCAGCAAATGCAGCAGAAAAAGAAGCTTCTGATAATTACGATGCAGCACAAGCTGAAGTACAAAAGTCAGCAGACATGGTACAGCAAGTTTCTAAGCCGCAGTACAACATTGAAGTAGTAGACGAAGTTGCAGTTCAAACTTCGGGTTCTGTGGGAAACGAGAACGCAGGAGCAAGTGGTAGTGCAGGTGCAAGTGCAGGTTACGAAGCAGGTGCAAGTGCAGGATACGAAGTAACAGACACAAGTGTTGCAGCAGGCGCAGAAGTACATGCAAAAGTAGAAGCAGGCGCAGAAGCA